GATACTCCTACTAGTTTGTACCGTACGTAGATACCATTGGCTTCGTATACCTCGTTGTACTTATCCACCAGATCTTGAGCGTACGTCCAGTTCTTTATGTGAACTGCTTCAGAACTCTCGGGGTCCACTACCAAGAACTCCTCAGCTCTGCGGTCAGTGATGTGGAACGCAATGTCCCACTCCACCACCTCAGTGTCATCCTCACCGTAGTAGATCATGCCATCGTCACGGCCCCGGTATCTATACCCGAGGCAGTCTTGACGCATTCCGGCATCTAACGTCTCAGACGCACACCTAGGCTCACGCTTGAGCTGGTACAGGAAGGACTCCTCGTTGATCTGGAGGTTTAAGTCCACGCTGTCACCTGACCCGTCGCCGTAGATGTGAAGCGTGTTATCGTCTACCTTGACGGCACGCCCCATCTCTACCTCGTAGGTCCACTCGGCCGCCTCGCCCTGCACGATGTACGTTACCGTGACAATGACGGGACGGAAGCGGTCGCCGTAGGTGTTGTCGATAACGACATCAAGAGATGTAGGTATGTACCCACACTCCTCGACGTCTTCCTCACGTCCCTCGTAGAAGCCGTACTCACCGTCGTGATAGACGGACACCAGAGTATAAGGCTCCTCGCAGAACGAGTCACTCAGCTCGCCATACGGGGGCGGGTTCCATCCGCAGGCAGGTGAGCGTGGTGTCACCTCCTCAACGGAGCCGCCTTGTCCGTCGGCGAACTGCTCGACCAGCGTGTACTCTTGGCACTCGCTGGATAAGAGGGTTCCCACCACAGGGGGCGGGGGTGTCGGAGGCTTCGGCGCAGGGCCGGAGTTGCCCCCACATGCTACTAGCGCTAGCAGTAGGCTAGTCGTCAGTAAGTTCTTCATCGTCTTCCTCCGACCGTTTCCGTGTTAGTAGAACGTATGCTGATAGCATCGCATGACGTGCGTATTCTGACCACTGTACGTACCTACGGATGACGCCGTGCAGGTACACGATGTACAGACCTGCCGCACACAAAGAGGCCGACAGTAAGTAGGTGCTGTTCATCGGTTAAGCTCCTCTGGGTAATACTTCAGTTGGTGTAGCATCTGTAGGATATTACATAAAGCGTGGCCTAAGTGGTTGCGTCCAGACTCTGGGTCGAGGTCTTCACCTGCTTGCCACGCCGCGAGGTGTCTCATAAGACACGCATAGGACACACGCCAGTCCGTAGGACGACGCCAGTTGTCACGCTCGTACTTGCTAGCCCCGTACTCCAGCACCCGTGCCGCCTCTTCGAGAAGCTCCATAGGTACTAAGGAGTAGTCGGGCTTGCCTTCGTTGTACCGAAGGCTACGCTCATTGGATTGTTGGCTCATCATCATACTCCTCGTTGATGTACTGCATGATCACCGCAGTCTTGCCGATGTCCAGCATGGTGTTAAGGCCATCGTTCCCTGTCTCGCTGTTGCCACACAGAGCTACGCCTACGTCTGGTATTAGCGCAACCCCCGCGACCTCGACAACTCCGTTCGGGTCCATAGATTCAATCATGTCCGCGAACTCACGCAATGCCTGAGCCGCAGGCTTCTTCTCATCCTTGTTGGGGAAGTTATAGACATTACTCATCATACTCCTCCTCTCTATCAGACAACCAGTCGTCAATAACTCCGATCAGATTATCTACAAGTGTTTCCGTGTCGAGTCCTAAGTATTCGACCACCTCGTCTGGGTCTAGCGTACGCAAATACTCCAGCAGACGTACCAGTTCATCGTTCATTGTGGTATCTCCAACATCATAGCCATAAGGCACGCGGCAAACGTAGCCCCCGAAGCGAGGGCGGCAAAGTAGTACAGTTCCATCACCTGTCCCTCCGGCTGAAAAGGTACTCTGCGTCGCACGTGTCGGTCAGGGTGAGGGTGTACAGTAGGGCGGACGTACATCCAAATACTAGTAGTGCCGTCATACTCGCCTCACCTTCTTGCCTAGGTTCATGGGCTCTGCATACGGGATGCCGTCAATCACCACGCCACAGCCGATGATAGGCTTCTTAGCGAAGTGTTTACCATACGCAAAAGCTAGGTGCTTGTGATCCACACCACAGCCTACCGCTAATCCCCACACCAGCTCCTGATCGGTAGCCGTGTAGCTCACGCCGAAGTTGCTGTGATTGTGTCCCGTCACCGTCGGACGCATTCGAGTCTCGGCGTCCTTGCGGAAGCCGTTAACGCCTGATGCGGTGTGTCCGTGGTGGAACAGGATGCCGTCGATCTCGATCTCGTCCACTACCTTCCAGCCCTCTGGCATGTTGTACAGCTCCTCGATAGGCTTGAGGAAGATGCGCGGCTCCATCCCCAGCTTACGCATGTGGCGCTTCGGGATGATGTCGTGGTTGCCTTCGACCAGCGTGACGTTAGGGAACATATCATACCACGCCTGTGCCTTCTCAAGCACGGAGTAGTATTCGCCGTTCACGTCGTGCAGTGTCGGCTCGCTGTCGTGGAAGGACAACGAATGGTGGTCGATGAAGTCCCCGATGTGGACGACGGTGTCCACGTCCCACGCGTCAAACGTCTCAGCGCAGAACTCCATGTACCCATCCAGCTCGTATGGTAGATGCGAGTCGCCAATGATTCCTATTCTGCTCATTTCTTTTTCCTCGCCGCTCGTTCGGCATTAGTCTTAACTTGGTGGCATCCCTTGCACAGTAGCTGGAACCCATCAGCCTCGCAGAACATACGCTCCACGAACCCCGGCAGATCCGCGTACGTCTTGAGCGTACCGGCCGGTTCGATGTGGTCTACCTCTACCTCTTTGCTTGGAAATACCTCGTCACAGGACGCACAGCGGTATGCGTTGTACGCTACCTTGGCGTCTTTCTTAGCTTGGTGCTTCGGCCCCCACTTGGTGAAGGCCGCTCGGAGAGACGAACGGATGAACCCGAAGTATCGAGCCTCCGTCCACGTTCCACCGTTGCGTGTACGCTCTACGGTGCGTCCCATATCTCCCCCTCCCTACGTCTTATCCACAACAGTTTACCCTGCTGATCGAGCCAGCGTTCTATGTCGGCCTCGTCACTAGGCATTCGCTGTTCTGCGACTGCGTCTATGTACACCTGCTTAACGTAAGCGTACATCTCTTCGGGTGTGTCCATGTACTCCAACATCTCCTTGATCTTCGGCATGGCCTTTACGCCTGTGCGCTTGAACAATCCTTTGATGTTGTCCGTACTGTCTCCCGTGAGTAGTTGCGTATAGAAGAATCGGTCAGCGTCCTCTGGTGATACGTGGTATACCTCCTTACGCTTCCAGTTGTAGTGTATACCGGGCACGCCGTCGAGGTCTTTATCCAACGTCGCTATACCGTGTCCGCGCTGGACGGCCGCGATGCCCATAGCATCGTCTGCCTCCTGCCCTTCGCACTGAATAGCGCCCAGCCTGTCGATCATATACTCACGTATGTCTTCGATGTGCTTAGGCTTCGGCTTGTCTGCTCGGTTCTGCTTGTAGTCGTCGGCGAAGTCTTCCCTGTAGTTACCCTTGCCAGTCAGGTAAACCTCGGCACGCTGGGTACCGAGGTCACGCATGATCTGTTCAAGGGCAGAGCGGGTGGACTTCAACGCATACGACACGGGGTCGTCTTGTGACGCAAACCCCACGCTGTACATGATGATGTCGCCGTCAATGCCCCAGTCCATTAGAGGGCTTCCATGCTGTCATCAGCCTCGGACGCCGCCTCAACAGCGGCCAGCTCCTTCACCACCAGCTTGATGATGCGGAAGCCAACGCCAGACTTGCCGCCCATCGACCAGTCGTAAGGCTTGAGGAGTACCTCTACCTTCGATCCGGGTCCAATCAGGTCGGGGTCCATAGGCAGGCCCGCATCGTCCAGCACCGTGTTGAACTTGCTGTTGTCGATAGGGAACTTCGACTTACACTCGATGAAGTGCCCACGGTTGTAGCTGTCGTCCTTGAACTTGACGCCCGCGCCCAGCTCTTCGAGAGCCTCGACGGCACGCGATGACAGGTTGCCGAGTTGCACGCTGTACTTGCCGCTCATCTGATCCGGTCGGGTCAGCGAAGGGAAGTTTACAGTCGCGGCTACTTTAACGTTACTCAATTCCATGTTGTTCTCCTGAACAGTTAGTGTGTATTGGCCCATGTCTGGCCGATCATGTACTCGCCATCGAGATCGCATCGTAAGTTAAGTCTACGCCCTGCTTCTCGTATTGAGTTTCGGAACACAACGCCAACGCGCTGTGCGTATTCGGTTGGTACTTCTATCTGGTACTCGTCATGCACCTGAGCGACCAGCTTGTACGGCAGTCCGTGCTTAGCTAGCTTCTCCAGCGCGATGACCAGCGCCTGCTTCATTACGATTGCTCCTGCCGATTGTAGTAGTGTGTTAAGAGCGGCGTGCTCACTACGTACATGAACTCTCCGTCCGTCAAGACCCGGCAGGGTGCCTCTAGCTGATGCCTTAGCCACCTTAGCGACCAGTGCACTGAAGGATGGTAGTCCTTCCATGAAACTTCGTCGAAGTCTTGCCCCATCCTTGGCTCCTCCATTGATGATTGATCCCAGCTTCGCATCGCCAGCCCCGTACAGCAGGGCGTAGATGAAAGTCTTGGCATCGTTTCGTGTCGGCAGTCCAGCCAGTTGCTGGTTGTGTGTATGGATGTCCCCGTGCAGGATCAGGTTGGTGTACTCAGGGTCTTGCATGTAGTGCGCCAGCATACGTAGTTCCAAGCCGGAGGCATCACAGCCCACCAGCTTATTCCCGTCCTCCACAGTGAAGCACTCGCGGTACAGCGCGTCGCTTGGTATCTGTGCTAGGTTGGGCTTGCTGTGCGTCATGCGGCCTGTCACTGCACCGCACGTGTTCACTCGTCCATGTATACGGCCATCTTCAGCAACGGAGTCCAGCCACGATCGGAGCATTCCAACTCTTTTCCCCAGAGTAAGATACTCCAAGACAAGGTCAGCCTCTGGAATCCCCAGCTCAGCCAGCGTTGTCTCATCGACCTTGGCCTTTCCGGTCTCCGTCCACACCTTCCATACAGCGCCCTTCTGTTCAAGGCGCTCCGCAACTTGTTGCCGCGAGCCGGGGTTAAAGACCGTGACCTTGTCCTTAAGACGTTTACCTGTCTTCTCGGAGTAGCGCTCCTCGACGATCGGGGGAAAGACTTCCTGTAGCTCACGTTCAATCTCCTCCATGCGTGCGGTGTGCTCAGTGTGTAGGGTACATGCCCGCTCGAAGTCTAGACGAAAGCCGTTGCTCTCCTGTACCCGCGTCGCGGTGGCGACGAGGTGCTCGATCTCAAGGCTGGTGTCGCTGAACTCGGCCAGCTCACGGCGTAGCATGTTGAACACATCCACGTTAGCCCGTGTGTCTTGGAGGCAGTAGTCAATCATCTCCTGAGTCAGCGGTCCGTCGAAGTCAGCGACGTTGAAGTCCTGCTTCTGCTCAAGTCCCGCGCGTAGAGCGAGGTGCTTAAGGCTGTGGCCCCCTTCGCGGCTCGGGCTAGCCAGTCGGGACATGACAAGCGTGTCGATGATCTGGCAATCCGGTACCCAGCCCCACACGTTGGCGAGGACGGGGAGATCGAATCCGATGAGGTTGTGTCCGACAAGTACGGACGCATCCATAAGTGCTTCACTCAGCTCCTCCCGTGTCGCTATCCACGTAGAGGAGGAAACGATCCCATGCTCTACGAAGGTCAGCCCCACTCCGTGTATCGATAAGTGGTCGAGTGTAGTCTCGATGTCCAGTACTGCGTAGCTTTCTGGGTTGTACATGCCCATACTCCTGCTCCTGTTTGTTTAATACGTAACGTCCCATCTTACTCATCGCTGTCCTCCTCGATCTCGTAGCCGTCAGCGAAGAACGTAATGACCGCCATGTAACCCAGCTCGGGAACGTCGTCGTCCACCATCACCGCGTCACAGTAGCCAGCGTCCAGTGCCGACTGCTTGGTATCGAAGTAAAGCGTTGCGTTATATCTTTTCATATCTGCTCCTTGGCCCTGAAGGCCTTGCCTGTTTCGTAGCTGAGCATACAGTGCTCGTCCTCCCCGAACAAGGAGAAGACGAAGTCAATGGCAAAGCGACATACCCTGTAACGCAGTAGATGCTGTCTAAGGTAGCACGTCTCGCTGAACGTGTACGGGTAGGGCGCCATGCCAAGGTGCACTGTCTGATTGAAGAAGATGCTGAGCGTGGCGAACCACGCCCGCAATCTATAGTACATGTTACCTCCTAGTCACCGGAGCCTACGATCTCGCATACGCCGCCAGTACAGGCCAGCTCCTGCGATCCAGTAGTTCCGTCCTCAGTCTCGACGAACTCATCCCAGTTGATCTTGGGCATAGCCGCCGCCATGTCTTCGTACTCTTTGAAGGTGATCTCCTGATACGGTGCCTGCTGGTACGTACCGTTGTCGTACGGTAGCAGACTGATGCCACTCAGGATGTCCCAGTTCTTCCAGCACCAGCTCATCACATCGAAGAACTCTTCCGGCTTGTAGTACACCGTGATGCTTGGCTTGTGCTCACACCAATGGTTCTGGTAGATCTTCCATATCTCTAGCTGACCCATAGCCCCGACGTCGTTACGGAACACGGCGTTGTCGGGAGCCTTGACGGGGAAGCTGAAGATTGTAGTGCTGTCCTCCTTGCCAATGGCTGGCTCGTTGGGCACACCCTGATCCTTGAGGAACTTGGTCATAGGATCTTTGTTGTCCTGCCTCACAGTACGTATGTACGTGGGGGCATAGTTGGGGTGTATGCCTGACGCACACAGCGCGAGCTGACTCACCGTACCCGAGGGCTTAACGCAGGTGATAGCCGCAGAGGCAGGGATGCCCAGCCGCTCCGCCCACTTAGCGTTGACTGCGATGGCGTGCTCACGCAACGCATCCAGCCACATCTTCAGCTTGTCCTCACCTTCGGAGCCGTTGAGTACAGGGTGATCCATCAGCCCCGTTAGGCTGACGCCGAGCAGTCGCTCCTCCTCACAGTTGTTGCGCCAACTCTTACGAAGGTAGCGGAAGTTAGTGAGAGTAGACTGTAGAGTACCGAATACCACAGCGGTCTCAACCTTGCGGAGCAGTGCCTGCTTACTGTCTCCAGCTCTAACAATAACCTCGCTGAGGTTGCAGAACTCGTTCGGGCGCAGGAGTATTTCGCTACACGGGTTACAACCGAACTCATGATTAGGATCACGCCGACCATTACGAGCAACGATGTTTCGACCAGCTTCCCTGCTGAATAGACCACGCTCCCCACTAAAAGATTCATATAATGCTACCGCCTCCTTCATAAAGAAATGGAAGTCTGGCTTGCTGTTGTATGCCGCAGAGTTATTCGCTAGTGCGAAGTGCGGGTTCTCCATCCACCAGTTGCCTGACTTGGCTTGTTGCATACGGTCAGAGGTAGGTGAGCTGAGGCTGATCAACGCACTGCGTCGCACCCCTCCAACTACCACGACGTCTGCGATCTTACAGCACAGCGAGTGTGCCTCCACGTCTGTGAGCTGACGACCTGCCGCCTGCTGGAACAGGTGCGTAGCGAACGAGAACAGATCCTTCAACGGCCCCGGCCCTGACGCTCTGCCGCCGAACGTCTTCAGCCTAGCACCCGCAGGGCGCACGTTGCTGTAGTCGATGGACGGTAGCTCGCCTGCGTAGAGCATGGCTACCAGTTGCTTGAGTGCCTTGGCCCAGCCGATCTTGCTGTCAGCTACCACGATGGTGGTATCGGTGGGGTGGAACTCATCGGCCACGGTAGGTAGCTTAGCCACTACGTCCCGCTCCACAGAATAGCCAACGCCTGTTCCGCATAGCAAGATGTACATCAGCTCATCGAACGATCGTGGGCTATCGATCTGTAGGTAGGCGCAGTTATATCCTGCCACGTGATCACGCTCCAGCGCAGGGCCGGCCGTCATCAGCGCACGCATCGATGGCACTGCGTCGAGGTTGTAGATAGAGGCGAACAGTTGGTTCTGCTCTTCCTCGGTTAGCTTATCTCCCCAGAACTTGACGTATCTATCGCACGTCTCAGCCCACGTCTCGCGCCTGCTCTCCTCTGGAACCCAGCGGGCGTAGCGGGATAGGGCGATAAACTTTTGGTAGTCCTTCATAGAGTTTCCTCATGTGCAATGACGGGGTCGTACTCGCTGAGTCTCCCCGTCTCTGGGTTATAGAGTAACGAGCCTGCTGGTCCGGTGATGCCACTGAACCTGTTCTTCAGCACTCGTATGTGGGTGGTGTTGCGCTCCGTCTCATCCTCAGACTGCGCGTTACGTTCCAAGCCGATCACAAAGTCCGAGAGCTGGCCGATGGCGGCCGAGCCTCGTAGCTGTGACATGCTGGTGGCTACGCCCTCCTCGTGGCCTTTGCCCTCGGGTCGCTTGAGGTGCGACACAGCGAACAGGGTAACGCCTGTGTCCTGCGTCAGTGCCCGTAACCGTGACATGATCTCGTCCAACGCCTTGCGCTCGTCGTTGTGCTGACCAGCGGAGACAAGGATCGAGATGTGGTCTAGGATAATCACCTTGCAGTCCATCGCCTTGATCAGGTAACGCACACGGCTAATGATCTGCTCAACGGTGGCCCCAGTATCGAACGCCGCGTCCATGATAACCAACTGGTCATCGCCGAACACACGGTCAAAGGACGCCTTGTACTCGTCGCTACCCCGTGCAACTAGGGAGGTAGGTAGATGCACTGGCGTAGACAGATCGACGGACATGAAGCCCTCTGCCGTGCGTTCGACGGCCTCCTCTAGAAACAGGGTGCCGATGCGGTGCCGGGTTGAGTTCTTAAGGTGCATAACTAGCTCGCGCAGGATGGACGACTTGCCCAGCCCAGAGCCAGCGGTGATGGTGACCAGCTCAGTGGGACGGAAGCCGAACGTTATGCTGTTCAGTTTATCCCAAGGCCACTGGCCTACAGCTTCGGGACGCTCACTATTGAGCCTGTCCCACAGCTCGTCCTTACCTACGATGCCCTTCGGCACGTATGGACTAGCCGTTACGACTGCCTCGATGAACTCAGACTGTAGGCCAGCCTTGAGGTAGTCGTTAGCGTCCTTGCCTAGCTTGGGGTTCAGCTTCACGACCTTCAGCTTACCCGCAAATACCTCAGCCGCTTTCTCGACGCCTGCCTTGCCTGCGTCGTCAGCGTCTAGGCACAGTACGATCTCCTTGAACTTGTCGAGGAACTCGTACGCCTCCTTGAAGTCGCGTCCCGTAGCGGCGGCACCGCCCTTGAGGCTCACGACTGGTGTGTCTTGGTTGAGCAGAGCGGCGGCGGCGATGGCATCGCATTCGCCTTCCACTACCACGACTCGGTTCTGCTGTCCGCTACCGTAGCGGTGCTGACCGAACAGACCCGCGCCCTTAAGCGTACCGACTACACGGAACGTCTTGTCCTTGATGTTACGTACCTTAAAGGCAACCGGATCGGCCTGATCTTCGGTGAAGTAAGGGTAGTAGTGGTGCGTATCGGTCACGTAGACACCGTACTTACCGACCGCCGCTGACGGTAGAGCCCTGTCGGGCATCGACTTGGCAGTGCATCTCTGCCACTGCTGAGTGATCCGACCTAGCTCTCCGTCTGAGGTTAGGTTTATCTCTACGCTACTAATAGGCTCGCTGTGGGTATGCGTCTCGCAAGAGAAGCAGTAAGTGTGGCCGTCATCGTACGTAGCCTTTGCATCCGAGGAGCCACACTCATCGCATGGCCCTTTGGAAACTAAGTTGCTTTCGGTATTCATTTACGGATCTCCTTGGAAGCGTTGCCGCTTGCCTTGTAGTATTAAGCAGAATCGGCCTGCTGTGAGGGGCGTTTGTGGTTTCGAGCCGCCCATTGGGCACACCACACAGCAAACTCTGCGTCCTCTGCGGTCTCTACCTCTAGAATCATGTATTGTTTTCCTGCAATGTATGCCTGCACGGAATACATACCATCATCACGTAGGTAATACGAGCCTTCGAACCCGTAACGCGCGGACGAGGCTGTGCCATCGGCGTGCACGTTCAGTTCTTGGGGGTCGCCGTGTTTCAATGCGTACTTGATGCGGTCAGGGTAGTAGTCCTCTCCGCTTATCCTTACACGTCCGGGCTTAACAACAGCGCCAGCCTTCACGCGACCACGCGCTACCTTCCACGTTAGTGTGTCGGTTTCCGTGTCGTAGTCTAGCAACTCTCCTAGGTTGCTGGGTAGTGGCTTAGCGTTGCTCGCGGTGGACTTGCGCCCGCCTGTCTTGTCTAGCAGTGCAGTCATGTTCTCGCCCGCACGTGCGCCGTACATCCCACGCCAGCGCGCTTTGGCCTTAGCCTCGGCGTGGCGCTTACGGAATACCTCGCCACGAATAGGCATGAGGTCGAGGTAGGCCCACAGATCGACGCCGTAACTCTTAACGTAGGCGTGCAGCTCCTCGTCACGCTCAGCGATGACGCTCAGCGGTAGGTCACAGGTGCGCTGTCCGATGTCGTACAGTCCTTCCTCTAGGTCTACCGCTACAAGGTTGTCGGCACGCTCGCCGTAGTTCTCGTACGTATTCTCCTTCCTCTGGCTGTTGAGTCTGCCGTCTTCGGTCTCAATCTCTGCGGGTAGCTCGGACTGATGCGCGGAGAGCCACGCTTTGGCGTAGGCTAGCTCTAGACGCTCCTTGTGGCAGGGCTTAGGCCAATACTGGGCCTTGTTAGGTGCGCGACGGTACGGATCCTTCATCCACGCCTGTACCTGCTTCCTCGTCTCCTTGTCGGTCTGCACCATAGCGGTGCTTTTCGCAAGGTAAGAAAGAGACGCAATGGAAGTACGCGGATGGAGTGATTGGTCGCGCTTGAGCGATGAGACGTCGCCTGCCTCTGGCTCGTAGCTTCCAAATACTTCGTCCATGTTAAATACCTCGGGGTCCGTTATATCCGACCAATTGTAGCAGACCGCGCGGCGTAACTTTGCGGTCGTAGCTCTGGCACAATGCGAGTAAGTCGTTGAAATGTAACGCTTCTTCGCGGTATGCCGTGATGGCTCCAATGATCTCGGCCTGCGCTGATTCGCGCTCGCGCTTGCGCTCAAAGTTATCCACAATCTCATCCTCCGGGTTTCCGTTTATGTTGGCGCGCGCCTCGTCTATAGCGTCACACATGATTTTAATTAGCTTCTCTGCGGTCATCATCACACTCTCTCCACGCACTTCTTCAGTGCTTCAATAGTTTCAATGTCGAGCGGTTCAGGCTCGCGCGTTTGAGTTTGTAGTTGTACGTCCTGAACTCGGACGTCCTTGTACCCTTTGCCGATGAGGCGCTCTCGGTCGAGCACCGCGTCGGCCTTGCTAGCGTAGGCGGCTCGTAACTTGCCGCCGTTATACAGTACGTATACTTCATTCATCGTCGCCACCTCTCTCATTCCATTGGCTGATAATTAGTGACAGCATGAACACTATCACTATCCCGATAGCTAGCTCAGTCATCATTGTTGATCTCCCTTAGCTTGTCTCGTAATTGAACTATGTTGTCGCACTCCTCCCCCAAGTCGTCGAGGATCTGCTCAACGGCTATCAGGGCGGCTTTGGCGAACATGTTGGGGCAATTGTGCAGATCGAACGCGGCTTGCGCTAGCGAGTCGCACGCTCGACCGAGTTGCCTGATTGTCAAGTCTGCTTGTGGTGTTGTTGACTTCATACGTCCTCCTGCGGTGTATGCTCTAGCATTATAAGATCGAGTAACTGCTCTTCAACCCATCGGGTGTTCTCGTAACCCATCAGACTTACGTGCTCCGTCCGGTGTACCATCGCAATCTCTGAGCCCCCTAGCGAGGGCCGCTTGATGACGTCCTTAATGTCCAGCTCTAGGCCGTAGTCGTACAGGATAATCTCGTCACCGTCGAACGTGTACTCTACGAATACGTCCATGCCGTCGATGACTTCGTCTTGAAACAATAGCTTACTCATGCTTTCTCCTCCTTCGTGTAGTGAATGTTGCTGTCTGCGTCGACCAGCATCTCGCCCGCGTCAGCCATGCCCTGTAGGTGGGCACGTGCGGCACTTTCCTGCCCTCTCAGAACTGCGGCCATACCATGCTGTCCCTTCTCAAGGCACTTAGCGTATTGAAAGGCCAGCTCGTTTACTCTTTTCCTGCCCTGCGCTAGGGCGTCAGTGTATGCGCTCATATCCTCACCTCCACGATTGTCATAAACTCACCCTCGTACACACTCACGGTCTTGGGCGACTCGCGGTGCAGACGCAGGTAGGTGTCCATCAGTTCGCCTCGGCACCAGTGCGTGGTGACCACGGCCCCGACGGTCAAGCCGTCATCGTTGACGATCCATTCGTAGTGGCTTGCGTGAATCTTACTCATGCGTCCTCCTTAGCTGGTACGGCGACGACGACCTCACTGCTGAATCGTCGGATGCGGTGTTGCATATCGGGGTCGTTCTCTACGTGGCGTCCTAGTATAATGAACGCGTCCACCACGTGCTGTTTGGGGTTCGAGCACTCGACCCACTCTCCCGTGCTGGGGCTCAGGTACTCCACTTGAAAGTATTCGTAGTTCACTTCACTCATTGGTCTGTCCCTCCCATGTCATCGGTCTACCCTTGGCCGCCCATTCGTCGGCCTTGGCGTTGTAGTAAAGTTGATATGCCAGCACGGTGTCGTCACGCTTGCA